AGTTTGAATTGTGATAAACTGTCCCATTCTCTAGAGTAAAATCCTCACTACGAAACGGGTTGAAGTGTACAGAGTAGTCAGTAGTTTTTGAAGTATTACTCATGTAATAACCTTCAATTTTTGCTATAACTTCTCGACTATTCTTATTCCGTATACGGTTCACACCAGATAAAGAAACAATAGGACTAGCATCATGTAGGGTAATGTTATCAAGAGACTTCACAGGTTGCCAAGATTTACCCGGAATTTTAGCGGATACTGTCCACTTACCAGTATTAAGATTTTTATGAACCCTTACTAATTCTCCCTCTATTAACTCTCTTTCGTATTTCATAGTAAAAACCTTTTGTTGTTTATCTACCTCTTAAGGGACGCACTAGATTCAACTAGCTACGTCCCTATTAGGTTAGGTAGGATTATCTAGCTTATATTAGTTGGGATTGCTTCCCAATTATATAATTCCCTATTTTCTTTAGGTATTCTCTTTTCAATACTTACGGTGAAACATATAAAATGTCCTTGTTTAAATGTATCACCACTAGAAAACCCAAATAAAACTTTATAGGATTGCTTACCAGTTTTAATCCTATGTAGTTTTAAGCCTTTACGTTTTCTAAATAGGCCATTAACCAAAGTCTTACCTTTGCGACTAATAGACCAAATTCTAGTTCCGTTTGTTTTTCTAGATTGTACTTTCATTTTTTAAACTCCAATAGTTGTTAAAATTGTATTGATCTATTATTACATATCTAGACTAAAGAGTAAAGTTTTAATTTTACTTTTTTTTACTTTTATACCTATATCATACTTATATTTTCTTTTGTTTTCTTTCGCACTACATTAGACCACAATAGACTACACTAGTTTAGCTTGTGATTGTGGTTATCTAGTGAGTTGCTAATGTAGTGCATGAGAAAAAGTCCCGCAAGTTTTACTTATAAAGTCATGGGGGGGACCCTAGAAAAATTTTCTAAGTTCTTTTCTTCCCTCATGACCACATGAGAAGCAATTTGGACCTTAAGAATTACATAAATATTAAAAAGAATCTAAAAATAACGCTTGACTTTACTCAGGATTGCGGTATGTACCTAAGAAGTCTGTAGATAAATTTGACAAAAGAGTAAAAATATGCTATAATATTACTATATTAGGTTGATTACTTAAGTAACTCAAGTACGACCTTTAAGATTTGTTCCATTTAAACAAATAACTTGATCTACTTAAGATTACTTAAGACTACTTAAGTATATGTTTTGTCTCCCTTTTTATAGGTCAACTTTGTTGACGAAAAAGGTAAAAGATAAAGGAAATAGTGTATATGTCTTCTTCAGATGATTCCGATTCCCCTCCAGTAAAAAGGAAAAGAGGCAATCCAAATTTATATAAAGGTATGCCTCCCTTAAATCCTGAAGGAAGAAAAAAAGGATCACTAAACAAGTACACAAAATTATCCAGAGAACTCATGTCCAACAAAGGACCAGAGATAGTTCAAAAGGTAATTGATATGGCACTTGAGGGAGATAGGCATTGTCTTAAAATGTGCATGGACAGAATTATCCCCACTTCTAAGGCAGTAGAAATTACACATGACCATCAGGATTTAGGTATTAATATAATAGTTGAGTCCGTAAAAGCGATTGAAAAACAAGAGGAAGAGGATTTTAAGACCATAGAAGCTGAATATGAAGAGAAAAAATGACCGACTTAAACGTCACTCTTCACAACGCTCAAATGGAAATCTTTACTTCTCCCAAGCGATTTAAGGTTGCCTCTTGTGGTCGTAGGTTCGGTAAGAGTTACTTAGCAGCGTGGGTGTTAATTATCAAGGCACTCCAAAGTGATTCTAAAGATGTATTTTATGTAGCACCTACATTTCAGCAAGCCAAGGACATACTCTGGTCAATACTGAAGACAGTAGGAAAAGATGTAATAAAAGCTGCACATGAGAATACAGCCACTCTGACCCTTATTAATGATCGTAAGATTTATCTAAAGGGGTCCGATAGGCCAGATACACTAAGGGGCGTTGGGCTTGCATATGTCGTGATGGACGAATATGCTTCTATGAAACAAGAAGTATGGGAGATGATCCTTAGGCCAACCTTGGCAGACGTAAAAGGGGAAGCATTATTTATAGGAACTCCTGCTGGAAAGAATCATTTTTACGACTTATGGATAGATGCACAGAAAGAGGAAAATGCAGAAGAGTGGGAGTCGTTTCAGTTTAATTCTACTGATAATCCTTTTTTGGACCCGAAAGAGATTGAAGCAGCTAGAGGAGCAATGTCTACTCAAGCCTTTCGTCAGGAGTTTGAGGCTACTTTTGAGTCCTTTACTGGTGGTATATTTAAGGAAGAATGGGTGCAATATGTGGATGACGATGAATTTGATAGCAAGAAAGCTAAAACTCAAGGTAATTTCGTTATATCAGTGGACCCGGCAGGTTTTGAAAAAGCTCAGAGGGAAAGAGGACTCAAATCCTCCAAGCTAGACGAAACAGCTATATCTGTGGTAAAAATATCACAGGATGAATGGTTAGTAAAAGATATACTACACGGCAGATGGGGCATAAAAGAGACTGCCTCAAAGATTTTAGATGCTGCTGAGGAAGTAGAAGCTACTACAGTAGGGATAGAAGCAGGAGCACTTAAGAACGCTATAATGCCCTACATAGAAGATGAGATGAGAGCTAGAGGACGGTGGGTAAATATAACAGACGTTACTCACGGTGGTAAAAGAAAGCAGGATAGGATAGTCTGGGCATTACAGGGAAGGATGGAACACGGAAGAATTAAACTAAGAAAAGCAGACTGGAATAGCCACTTTATTTCCCAGATGTTAGACTTCCCAAGTCCACTTGCCCACGATGATTTACTTGACTCCCTAGCCTACATAGACCAAGTTTCGGTATCTGACTTTGCACAGTCAATAGATTTAGAAGAATGGGAACCAATAGATAATGTCTCTGGATACTAAAAGCATATCGTATAACGACCCAAAAGCAGCACTAAGCTCATGGGTTGCATCTAAAGTAGAACAGTGGGAACAGCATAGAAATACAACTTATTTATCTAAGTGGGATGAATACTATAGAATTTGGAGAGGCATTTGGTCGGGAGAAGACAAGACAAGATCCTCAGAAAACTCTAAGTTAATCTCTCCTGCTACCCAACAAGCCATAGAGTCTACTGTAGCCGAGCTAGAAGAAGCTATTTTTGGACAAGAGAAGTGGTTTGACCTAAGAGATAACGTAGGAGATCAAGACCCTACGGATGTTCAAGTAATTCGCATGAATTTACAAGAGGATCTTCAACGTGCAAAAGTAAAAGATGCTATAGTTGAGTGTCTTTTAAATGCTGCAATCTACGGAACAGGTATAGCCAAAATAAATGTAGACGAAGAAAGCGTAAAAAGAGCTAAAGAATCTCCTATACCTAATACTTTTACTACAGATACCGTAGTATATGAAGAAGATAAGACTACAGTTAGGATAGATTCATTAACTCCTAAGGAATTTGTAATAGATCCTGCTGCTACGTCTATAGATGAAGCCTTGGGTGTTGCCCAGATAGTAGTAAAACCTAAGTATGAGATTATAGAGGGCATAAAAAACGGTATCTACGAAGATAAGCCTGTAGGAAGTTACGATAAAGTTGACTTGGGGTTTGACGAAGAAAACAATTCCTTGTCTTCAGACGATGATAAGGTAAAAATTACAGAATATTGGGGTAGAGTTCCCAAGAAATACCTAGATGCTTCTAATACAGAGCAGGGAGCTTTAGGTGATGACTTTGATTATGACGAAGATGAGCTAGTAGAGGCTGTAGTAGTTATAGCCAACGACTATACGGTATTAAAAGCAACAGAAAATCCTTATCTAATGGAAGATAGACCCTTTGTGTCCTTCCAGATGGATCGTGTCCCTAATAAATTCTGGGGAAGGGGCATAGCAGAAAAGGGGTATAACCCCCAGAAAGCTCTTGATGCTGAGTTACGTGCTCGTATAGACGCTCTGGCTCTTACAACTCATCCAATGATGGGCGTTGATGCAACGAGATTGCCAAGAGGGGTTAAATTCGAGGTCAAAGCCGGGAAAACTATCCTCACGAATGGTGATCCAAGGCAGACCTTGATGCCCCTGAATTTTGGACAGATTGCTCAGTCTACATTTACTGAAGCAGCAGAGATGGAACGCATGGTTCAGATGGGTACTGGAGCAATGGACAGTGCTAATAGTAATTTTTCTAACCCAAGAAATAATACAGCTTCCGGTATGTCTATGCTTCAGGCTGCGTCTATTAAAAGACAAAAACGTACAATAATGAATTTCCAAGAGAATTTTTTAATTCCTTTAATAAAGAAATCATGTTGGCGTTACATACAGTTTGCACCAGAAAGATACCCTGCCGGAGACTATGAGTTTGTAGCACATTCTACTATGGGTATTATGGCAAAAGAACTAGAGATGACACAAATGATACAACTGTTATCTCTTACACAACAAGGTTCTATGCCGTTTGCTATGTTGTTGATGGGAATATTTGAAAATAGTTCTATGGCAAACCGTGAGGAAATGAAAATGGCTATAGCTCAAATGATGCAACCAGATCCTCAGGCACAACAAATGCAACAAATGGTACAACAAATGGGGCTTATGAAACTCCAGATGGAAATAGAAGAGATGAAGGCTGGAGCAGCTAAAGAGATGGCTCAGGCTGCTAAGATACAATCTGAAATACAGGGTACACAGTCTGAAGAAGCCTTTATAGAAAAACAAATGCAGTTGACTGAGAAGATGGCTAAGATTGAAAAGATGAAGAGTGAGATACAAAACATTCAATCTGAAACAATGAGGAATATGCCTGAAGTAGAACACCTGCAATCAGAAACAATACTTAATCTTGCTAAAGCACGTAAAGAAAGATTAAATTGACAGATAAAGAAATTTTAGAAAAACGTCTAGATTTATTTACTGACGAGTCATGGGGCATCTTTACTAAAGAATTAACTTCAATGGCAGAATCGTTAGAAAATATACAAACAATAGACGATGAGAAAACCCTCTATTTAAGAAGAGGGCAGGTGGACATTCTAAATATGATTATTAATTTAGAAGAAACCACCAAATTAGCGTTGGAACAATTAGAGTAATACCTAACTCCAACATTGTGTTAACTCCATAATCTTTATAACAGACGGAGGATTAGTAATATGGATAGTGTAGTTGTTGAAGAACCAAAGGAAACTCCAGAGCAAACTAAAGAGTTTTCTAATATAGTAGAAGAGGCTCCATCTGCGGAACAACCTCAAGGAATAGCAGGAGAAACGCCTGAATTACCTGATAAATTCAAAGGCAAATCTATGGAAGATATAGTTTCTTCCTATGAAAATCTGGAGAAAGAACTAGGTAGGAAAGGTCAAGAGATAGGGGAACTCCGGCAGTTAACCGATGGTATTTTACAGCAACAACTTACCACTAATCAAAGCGGAACAGAAGTTCAGACAGAGGAAAAAGCAGATTTTTTTGATGACCCTGATAAAGCAGTCAGTAAAGCCATAGAAAATCACCCAAAGTTCCGAGAGTTTGAAGAGCAGCAAGCAGCACAGACAGCAGCAGCTACAACTCAACAACTTAAAACTGAACATCCTGATTATCTTGATGTCGTAGCAGACGCTAAGTTTCAGGAGTGGGTAAAGGAAAGCCCAGTAAGGACACAGTTATATGTCAATGCTCATAATTATGATATTAATTCAGCAAGGGAACTCATAGGAAACTGGAAAGAACGCTCGTTGATTAATAACACAAGTGAAGCAGAGGCAGCTAAACAAACCAAAAGAGATCAGGCGTTAAAGGCTGGCAAAGGTGTGTCTAGGACTTCTTCAGAATCCACAGCCGGTAAGAAAATCTACCGTAGAGCTGATCTAATCAGACTTCGTACTAACGATCCTTCTAGGTATGAGGATTTGCAAGGTGAAATCTTACAAGCCTATGCTGACGGAAGGGTTAAATAATAACCTATAAAGAAAGAAGGAGCTAATCATGGCTTTAGGTACTGCCCAACAGACTACTACAACGGCTGCGAATTTTATTCCGGAGTTGTGGTCTGACGAGGTTATCGCAGGATACAAGGCAAATCTTGTTCTTGGTAACATCGTGACTAACATTAACCACAATGGCAAGAAAGGGGATACAATTCATATTCCTGCTCCTGTTCGTGGATCTGCTAATGCAAAAGCAGCAAACACTCAAGTTACTCTACAGGGTGACACTCACAGCGTAGTAAACTTGAGCATTAACAAGCACTATGAGTATTCAGTAGTCATTGAAGACATTGTTGAAACTCAGGCTTTATCAAGTCTCCGTAGATTTTATACGGATGATGCTGGTTATGCTCTTGCCACTCAAGTTGATACTGACCTTTTTGCACTGTTTGAAGGTGTTCAAGGTGGTACAGTGGGTGGATCTGGTGCTGCTCTGTGGGAAAAAGCAGTTATTGGGGGTGACGGTGCTACTTTGTACACTGGTAACTCTTCAAATGCTAACGACATTACTGATGCAGGTATCCGTAAAATGATACTTACATTGGATAATGCCGATGTTCCTATGGATAACCGTTGCATGGTTATTCCACCTGTAGCAGCTAACGATATGCTAGGCATTAACCGATTTACAGAACAAGCGTATATTGGTAATGGTGAAGCAATTCAGACAGGGAAAATTGGTAGCATATACGGAATGGATGTGTATGTATCTAGCAATTGTCCTTCTCTTAACAGTGCTGCACAACGAATAGGAGTAATGTCTCATAAGGATGCTCTTGGTCTTGTGACCCAGTTGGGTGTTCGTTCTCAGACTCAGTACAAACAAGAATACCTTGGTGACTTGTTTACTGCTGATACTCTGTATGGTGTAGGTGAGCTAAGAAATGACGCTGCTGTGTCATTTGCTGTACCTGCTACATAAATAGTATAGGGGGTCCTTAGAAATAAGGACCTCCGTTACTTTAGCATAAAGAGGAACAATGATAAATTATAGAGGCGAAAGATTTTCTGGTTATAATAAACCTAAAAGAACTCCGGGTAAATCTAAAAAGTTTGCTGTTGTCGCTAAAAAGGGAGATCAAACTAAATTAATTAGGTTTGGAGATCCAAATATGTCTATTAAAAAGGACCAGCCTAAAAGAAGAAAAAGTTTTAGGGCTAGGCATAAATGTGATACAAGCCCTCCTGATAAACTAAGTGCTAGATACTGGAGTTGTAAAAAATGGTAAGGGAAGTTTAATGCCGAATTATAACTATACTTGCAGGTCTTGTGACCATATTCAACAAGAGTTTAGACCTATGCATAATAGGGCAACAAATACTAAATGTGTCAAGTGTGGGGACATATCAATAAAATCGCTATCTAGGCCATCTTTAATTTTAACTCTTCCAGAAGACAGGTGGGCAAATGAACACGAGGTCGAAGGAAACGGAACAAGGGCTAACGTATAATGAAACCAGTAAAAATGAGGACAGCAGGTAGAATCGTTAAACCTAAAAAGAAAAAAAAGTATTCTGAAGAAAGTAGAAAGCGTAATGCTTTAAGGTGGAAACAGGAATTACGTGGTATTTAAAACTTATAGGAGGTATTAAAAATGGCACGATTTAAAATGGTTGATGGTGTAAAAGTCCAATTAACCGATGACGAAGAAAAAGCTAGAGATGCTGAAGAAAAAGTATGGGCTGATGCTGCCCCTGCTAGAGCATTTGAAGGATTAAGGTCAGAAAGAGATCAAAAATTAACTGAAACTGATTTTTATGCTTTAGGTGATGTAACTCTTTCAGACGCTATGAAAAAGTATCGTCAGGATCTTAGGGATCTTCCGTCTAAATACGATAACTCATCTGTAGTTAAAACAATTACTTGGCCCTCAAAACCGTAAATATTATGGTTTGTATTCATTGCGAACATCTCTGCCACTGTTCTAAAGAAAAGTGTAATAGTTGTTCCTGTGGCGACTGTAACTGTAGGGAAGAAACTGTAGAGGATACAAATAATGAGTAACTATACTCCACAAGTAACATGGTCTGGTAAAGACTCACTTTCAAGTTCTGATCCAGAAAAAATAATAAGTGGTGCTGATTTTAACACAGAAGTCTTAGCTATACAGACAGCCATTAATTCTAAAATGGACACCACTAGTGGAACAACTACAGGACAGACGCTTATAAATCCTGTATTAAACACTAGTGTATCAGGTACGGCAGTAAAAGATGAAGACAATATGGCATCTAATTCTGCTACCCACATAGCTACACAACAGTCTATTAAGGCTTATGTAGACGCTGGAACAGTTACCTTTACAAATAAGACATTAACTGCCCCTACTATCAACGGTGCAGTAGGAGGAACTACCACTTCCCAAACAATCACTACCCTTACCACTACAAACGTAGATGGTATTCTAGGTGCTAATACTCCAGCAGCAGTCTCAGGAACTACTGGTTCTTTTTCTGGTAATGTAACAGCTTCCACTGCACCTAGTAGCGCAGCCCACCTAACAAACAAAACCTATGTAGATGCTTTATTTTCTGGAATGGCACAAAGAAGTGCTGTACGTGCAGCTACTACAGCTAATATTACTATATCTACTGCGCTTAATAACGGTGATACACTGGACGGAGTGACACTAGCTACTAACGATCTTGTCTTGGTAAAAAACCAAACAGATGCTGAAGATAACGGTATTTATATTGTTCAAGCTTCTCCAGCCAGAGATGACTTGTTTGATACATATGACGAACATCCCGGTGCTTTAATAGCCGTTACAGAAGGAAGCACAAATGCTGATACAATATATTTATGTACGTCTAATAAAGGTGGTACTTTAGATACTACTGATTTAGTGTGGACTCAAGTTCAACCATCAGCTACGTCTTTATCAGGTCTTACAGATACAACTATTTCAAGCCCTCAAGCAGGGCAAGCTTTGATATATAGTGGTTCAACATGGCAAGCAGGTTCGGCAGGAGTAGGTGTCGGATTAACAATAGCATTAAGTTAAGGAGGAAAAATTGGCAGATACACTTCATATGGTTTCAGCAGATGTAGGCACTAGTTATGCTGCTGCTTTAACTGCTGGATCAGGAGAGACATTAACCGTAATTGGTTGTCAGATTGCTAATATGCACGCTTCTACAGCGTCACATATATCCGCTAAAGTCGTACAGTCAGGCGGTGGAAGTGAAAGCATAATAGCACATGAAATCAATATACCTGTTAATGATGCTTTTAATCCAGTGCAGGGAAAACTTGTGTTGGAAACTGGCGATGCATTGCATCTTAACAGCCAGAACGCATCATCTCTTGAAGCCACAATCTCTTACTTAAAGCAGACTTAGTATGAGTGGGTTCTTAACGGGTAGGACATCCCTTACAAGTGTCCAAACCGCAGATATAGCAGATAATGCTATTACCTTAGATAAACTAGCTCACCAAGCTGACGGCTCTATTCTGACATTTGGAACAGATACGGCTCCAGCATTACTAGCTCCAGATACTAGTGGACAGGTACTTACGACCAAGGGTGCAGGGGCGTTGCCATCCTTTGACGCTGCTGCAAGTCCAGCATTGTCATTTGTTTCAACTCAGGTTGCATCTGATTCTGCTAGCATAGCATTTACAGGAATTGACAATTCTTCTGACACATGGATGGTTCAAATGGAAGGATGTCGTATGGCTACTGAATCATACTATATGCAAATCCATACTAGTAATGATACTTCCTCACATAGTTATGATACAGGGGCTTCTGATTATGGAACGGCTATGATAGGTGCTTACTATGATACTGCCTACGCTAAATTTGATAACGAAGATGATTCCATATTAATGGGAATTGATCCGTATGCCGGAGGAAGTGACGCTACTACTGGAATGAGCGCAAGAGTACATATTCACGCTCCTGCTAATACTGATTTTCATACTTTAATTAGTTGGGAGTGGTCATTGCAACAAACTTCACCAGCACCTTACGCCATGCGAACTTTTGGAATAGGAAAACGATCAGCAGCAGAAGCTGTAACTGCTATCAAGTTTTCTATGGTAAGTGGAAACTTAGCTGAAGGAAGATTTTCCCTCTACAAGCTGGCACATAGTTAGGAGATATTGATGAGCAACTTTTTAACAGGACTTAATCAACTTGATCCTTCAGTAAAAAGATTTAATGGAGGTGGGTCTAGTTTTACATTAGATGAAGCAGGAACAACTACGGCAACACGGTTAGTAGTTGGGGGCGTAGAGCAAGTACCCGGAGTTGATTTTAATGTAAGCGGTACGACACTAAGCACGACTTCAGCAACTCCATCTGGAACTAACAACGTAGTTAGCTTTCAATACTTTAAATCTGGGACAGTAAATACCGCAACTGCTGTAGCTACCAATGGTGTAAACAACGATGCAATGGCTGATGATGCTGTTGGGATAGCCGAACTTAGTGCAACAGGTACAGCGTCTAGCTCAACATTTCTCAGAGGGGATAATGCTTGGGCTGCTGTGACAAGCCCGGCATTGTCATTTGTATCAACTCAAGTTGCGTCCAGTTCTTCTAGTATAGAGTTTACTGGAATAGATAATTCTTCTGAAAGATGGTTTATTGAAATTGAAGGAGTAAGTTCTTCTGGAGATGTTGTGGGTATGCAAGTTCAAACTAGTAACGACACATCTTCGCACAGCTATGATTCTGGAGCGTCTGATTATAACTGGGCTATGGGAGGAGCATATTGGTCTACTTGTTATTGTAGATATGATGACGCAGATGATTCAATTTTAACAGCCTATGATCCTTTTTCTCAAGGTAGTGATGCTGAAAATTCTTTTAGTGGACAATTTATTATTCATAACCCTTCAAACACAACCTTTCACCCAATGATAAGTTTTAATACTTGGTACGGATCAACTCACGCAACACCTTTAGCTCAAATGACTTATGGTCTGGGAAAAAGAAAAGCAGCAGAGGCAATAACCGCAGTCAAGTTTTCTTATACATCTGGGAACATAGATGAAGGACGATTTTCCCTTTATAAGCTAGCACATAGTTAGGAGAAATTAATGTCGCAAACTAAAATAGACGTAGGAATGATAAGTGCTACTGGTACTGCTTCAAGTAGCACTGTATTAAAAGGAAATGGCACTTGGGGTTCTGGAAGTCCTCTTGAATTTGTTTCTTCAACAACAGCTAGTGATAGTGCATCTGTGGCTCTTACCGGAATAGATGATTCTGCGGATACATGGATGGTTTTAATAGAAGGGGTAAACGTAGCGGAAGATGCTAAAGAACCTTGGATAAGAACCAGTAACGACACTTCTAGTCATTCTTATGACTCTGGAGGTTCTGATTATGCTTGGGTTTTTAACAGTGCTTATGGCGCATCTACTACTTCTTACAATAAATTTGAAACAGGCGATTCAAAAATACAAATGGGGCAAGACGCTAATTATCCCGGCAACGATGCTACTTCTGCTTGGTCTGCAAAAATATTTATTCACAATCCTTCTGTAACTACTTACCACACAATTTTAACTTTTGATTTTAGTATGCAGGGAACTAGTCAAGAATCTCATAGGACTTTTGGTACTGGTCAAAGAAAGGCAGCCGAAGCTGTTACAGCAGTACAGTTTCTAATGTCTAGCGGAAATTTTGACACTGGTAAATTTTCGTTATTTAAAATTAAACACGCCTAATAGGAGAAATTAATGGCAACTACAAAAGTAGATAAAAATTTAATTGATGGAACATTAGGTGGATGGGAATTTGTTAGCGGAGCTACTGCATCGGGAACTGCTGCTGTAGAATTTACTGGAATGGCATCTGGGTATGATTATCAAGTTCAAGCGTATGATATTGTTCCAGCTAGTGATAACAAAGATTTATATTTACAATATGGTACAGGAAGTACGCCAACCTACCAAACCAGTGGTTATGCTTATGTTGTTGGCGGTATTGTAAATACAACAAAGACTGCTGAATCTAGTACTTCGGCTTCCCAAGTAAGACTTTTAGGGCAAGGTGGGGGAACAGCCTCAAATGAAAGCTATGCTATTAGTGTAACTATTTTAAACCCTGCTGATACTGGTGCGGAGACAGTATTTTTTGGTCAAGGAGGGGGTAAAACACAGGGAGCAGAAATGCTAAGTCAAGATATAATTGGGCTTAGAACTACTGATGAAGCTGTAACAGCCGTTAAAATTTATTTTAGCAGTAGTACAAATATCGCAACAGGCAAATTTTTCTTTTATAAAAGACCAAATGCATAATGGACACAGGTATTGATGTCAAATTACTGCTTCAGATAGGAAGTGTTTTAGTAGCTATAATTGGGGCTATGGCAGTTGCTAGGCAACAACTTAAAAGTTTATCTGAAGATTTTGATTTATTTAGAGAGACTATTACCAAGAAATTAGGAAATATAGCTAACGATGTAGATAAAGTAGAGAACCAAGGCATTGCTTTTGAAAGCGAAATACGAACAAGATTAAAAGTAATATCTACAATTTTATCTGTAGAAAGACTTGAAGAGCAACACAGAGAATTAGAAAAACTTCATGCTGCTGATGACGTAGCGCAAATAAGACTAGACAGATTAAGAAGCGATTTAGAAAACTTTAGAGGAGAATATTTATCTTCTCACAACAATGCACATAAGTATATTCCTCCTCCAAAGTATGACTAAGGTATAACATGAT